GCCTGCGGCACCTGCGTTATCTGCGCTAATATCCGCACTACCAGAGCTTGTGCTGTCTACGGCTCCAGTTGCAAATGGATTTCTTACAAGACCATATCGAGTCTTGAATCCAATTTTTGGTTGGAAAGTGCTTGTGTCAACTGCACGTACCATTTGTAGTGGAACGTATGGACAGTAGAACATACCAGCATCATATGAAGATGATCCTTTGTATCCAACTACAAAGTAATTAACATCATTTGTTACTGCATATGGATCAACATAAACACGATAGCGACCGTTAAGTACACCAACAAAAGTATTTCCTGAATCATCAGGATTAAGATTGTTGCTATCAAGAGCAGGAGCATAGTCAAGAACTCCAGCCATTTGAAGTGCGGAAGCAACATCCGAAGAGGTCATAAGGATATTACCTTTTCCTCTACGTGTTTTCTTCGCAATCTCATTGGCTTCTCTCTCTATCTGGAACATGAGACCTTTAAACTTCTCTACGGACCAGCGACCATTTGAGTCTGTATCAAGATCAAAGATACCTGACTGTGTGGTGTTATTTTGGGCACCAACTTTGGCTTCTCTGTAAATCTTGCGAATAACTTCACGGTTAATTTCTGCAAGAATCTCAGCGGAAAGAATGTTGCTGAGTTCTGTTTCTGCATCAAGACCATGAACTGCTTTAAGATCCTGAGCAACTTCCATTGTGTAATCTGCTCTTAAGGCTCTTGTTTTAGCAGTAACAGTAACCTTCTCAATTGAGAAAGCCATGTTATTAGGTGTTGCTACTTCACCTTGAGCAGTTGATAAACCACCTGCTACTAACGTTTGTGAAGCATTAGCAGAACCATCAGTATGAACCCGAAGTCCTGGAACGTTGCTGTCTTGTGTTGCCGCGGAGGTATTAGAAGCAAAACTTGTGTCTGCTTCGTTATAAAGGGCCTCTGGGGACTGGTTCATTGTGACATATCTTGCTCTCATAGCAAAGATAAGTCCAGTAGGACCTGTCATGGGCTGTACACCGCAGACATCATATGCAATGAGATTAGGCATTGCTCGTCTTACGAGTGAAATCATAATGGGATCATACTTTGCAACCCCACCCTGATCTGGGAATGCGCCTGACGCCTGTCCCTCTGTTAAAAAGTTCTGTGAAGAAAGAACTTGATTGTCTTCCTGCATGGACTTTTCTTGGTTTTCCAGAAGAACGGTTGTTACTGCCTTTCTATATGGGTCTGAAATATTACCCAACTCTGGATGATCAAGAATAGGAGCCCACTTTTTTTGTAAATTTTCTGAAAGATACATGTGTAAATCTCCTTAATTGTTATTTGTTAGTTCTAGAAATAGCTTGAGCATATTGTCTGATTGACTCAGGTGCTTCTGCCATTGCATCGTCTGAAGAATTTTCTTCATTCGGTTCCATATCGTCTTGTGTGTCTTCTGTCAAAACCTGTTTTTCTTCAGCGTCTTCTGCACGAAAATACTTATCCTTGATGATCTGAAGTTTTTCAGTATATGATTCTTCATTTTCATATTCAATACCTTCTGCCAACTTGATCATTTTTTCTTGATCAACTTCAGTCATTCCTTCTGAAACTGTATACAAGGAATCCATCTTTCTGTACTCTTTGAGTTCTTTAGATGAATCGATGTTTTTTTGTATCTCAGAATTTAATGACCCTTCAAGATCCTCAACCTTAGCGAACAGATCATCTACAAGATCAACCTTTTCGTCTGGAATATCGACATAATGTTCGACAAACAGATTTTTAAGACCGACCATGAAATCTTCAACAATTTCTGAACGAATACCCTTATCAACTGCAAGTTCATTTTCTTGCATCCATTCTTTAACAACATAATTCATGAAATCATCTACCTTTTCAATCATAACAGTACGATTGTTTTCAATGGCTTCTTGAAGTTCTGTTTTGTATTGTTCATCCAGTTTGTCTATTCTTGTGGAAATCTCATCATTGACTCTGGCAAAAACTGCGGCTTCAAATATAGTGGCCGCTTTTTCTTTAAATTCGTCTGAAAGCTCTTCGCCTTCAATAAGTGCTTGAACATCACTTTCCAAGTTGAATTCTTCTCTAGCAACTACTTCTTTTGTTTCTTTATTTTCAGAAACGATTTCATTACCTTCTTCATCGAATTCTGCATCATCAACTTCGTTAAGTGCGCCGAGAATTTCAGCAACTTCTTCTTTGCTCATCTCGTCTAACTTATCGTAAATCGATTTAATAAGTGACATTTTTGATGCACTTTCAGAAACTTTTCCTTTATCAGCAGGACGTTTCTTAGCAGTTGGTACCCCTTTTGTAAAATCTGGTTTGGGTCCATCTGGAACCTCGTTATTCACACCCGTATCTTTTGCTTTTTCGGGAGCTTGTTTCATAGGTTCTTTATCTTTTCCGGCACCTGGATACGAAGCCTCATCTACTTGAGCATCTTCGCTTTCTTTAGCATTATCTTCAAGAGTTTCCTCTTTCACTTCTTCTTTTTGCTCCAGGGCTTCATTTTTTTCTTCTGACATGTGATAACTCC